GATTTTACTTTGCATATGTCACAACAAGTGCTTGTAAAAGAAGTTTGGCAACCTAAAGTACTTACAAATAATAAAGTTGCCAAAATAATAGTAATGATTTTCATAATACCTCCACAGTTATTTATTACTGAACCCCAATGTTCTTGAGAGCTGTGTCCCAATCACTATCAAGAACTCCTTCGATGTCCTCTGCCATCTTGCTTTCAACCTTTTCGGAAGAAGGCTTTGATGTGCTTGCCGACACAGTAGAAGTAGCAGCTTTTGGCTGCTGGACATCACCATCAAGGAAGCTGGACAAGATCTTACGAATTTCTTCAATAGGAAGCATTACTGGAATCGCTTCCAAATCATGATAACTTTTCACCCAGCTTCTGATCTGTTCATCTGTGCCAAGAATGCTGATATCCTCAAAAGCAGACTGCCCATAATCAGGATAGGCACCACCCTTGATTTGTTTGACAAGCCTGAAATCACGCCCAGTAACTGGATGTGCAATATCACCAAGTTTCCTGCGACCAGAAATTTCTGATCCAGTAATTGATTGCACTACAATTTCATGCACCTGTTTAGGGCACGAATAAACTTTTGGACCAACATTTGTTTCAAGTGTTTTGGTCTTTGTGTTTACTTGTGAACGCACGATTACATTGTAGTAATAGCGTTCGGCTGGCTTAATGCTACGAGCAAGAGATTGAACCTTCTCGATTTCATTTTTGTTAGTCATCTTTTTGGTCTGTTCCCAAAGTGCATTGTACTTAATGCAAATAGGGCAATCGTTGTCCGGGGATGTTGCGAGCCAACGGTCGCCACGGGGCGTTGAAATTAATTTGCGTGTGCAAAACACTGTTTTGCTGTTTGGATATACTCCCAAACGATGTACACGACATGCTAAATAAAATGGTTTGTTTTTAAGCTTTGGCAAAAACCGTAGAGCAACGAAACCATCTTTTTCTGGAAGACGGACATAATTGTCCATTCCTCCAACTTCCTTGTTAAGACGATTTACCTCTGCGGTAAATTGCTTATCATCAAGTGAATCAAAACCTAAATCTTCTGTAGACATACAAACTCCCATCCACCAAAGGCGGATTTAAAAAAGACTGCTTAAAAACTGCTCGATAATTCGCACAGGCGAATTATCGTTTTAACATAGTATTAAATCGTTATTAAGTCAAATCAATCAGAGGGTTTTTCTTCTTCAACAGGCTTAACTTCTTCCTGAATTTGATCTTGCTTTTTTTGAATCTCTTCATAAAGACCTTGCAAGATCTTATAATTTTGTTCTAGTCTTTCCTTGATTTCATCAGAACTAAGATTCTTAAGCTCTTTGGCTTCAAATTCCTTTTCCAATCGATCCTCTTCTTTTCTTTGTGTTCTGATTTCTTCTCTTCTTGCCAATACTTTTTTCCTAACAGCAGACTCACGAGCTTTTTTCTTCTGATCCTTATCACGCTGATTCATATCAAATCCCCTTTCTCAACACAGGAACTCCATCGTTTCCTTCATTGCCACCCTGCCAATTTAAGAGATCAATATTTCCATCTTTTTTAGAAAGATTCATTTCACTGTCGAAACCAAGATTATTTCCTGCCGGAACAAAATATTCATCATGAACTTCTACACCTTTACCAGCATCATCAATCATTGAAAGCATCTGGCCAATTCCAGTATCGAGAAACCTTTCAAAAAAAACAGGATATCTCTTGTTTCTTGTAAACTTATAGTTAAATTTTGATTTATCGACATTCAATGGAGGGCTAAAAACAACATATCTGATTGGTTTTTTATTTTTTTGATTTTCAACTCGACTTGACAAGTCAACAAATTTGTTTTGTTGAACTGGCTTATTAACTGAAACCAAACTAACATTAGTTGGATTTTGTTGTTCTGCTAAAATTTGATTATTTTCAAGCATCTCATCATAAGATACTCTTTGGTTTTTTAATACTAATCCATTCTTAGTAATCTTAAATGGAATTTGTTTCTTCAAAAATTCATAAACTTCAACATCATAAACATATATGTCTCTACGGGCAAGATGTCCTGTAATGTTGCTCATGAGCTTATCCATAGGATACTCATTTTCAATCGTTCCGTACTTTTTTTTCAATTCCTGCGGTGTTTCTTTATTAAATGATCCATCATCGTTAACATTGTAAAATTTAAAAATAACTTCATAGGCCATATATTTTTCCTCAATATTATACCTGAGTGTCGCTAAAATTATTTCTATCTAGTTCGTAAACATCTATTCCAGACTTTTCAAACAAATATCTACTTCCGTGCGAATAATCTTCATCTTCTTTGTAACAAAACAATTTTTTGATTCCTGCATTGATAATCAATTTTGTACATTCCAAACAAGGCAAAGGACACCATGCAAACATAAATGATCCTGAAAGATCAGTAGACGCATTTACAATTGCATTTGCTTCTGCATGTACACATGTACACAAATTTAATCTTTCACCAGATTTACAATTTATTATTTTTCTTGGGCAAATTTTTTGATATGCATAAGTTTCGGTAAATTTATCTTCATCAAAAAATCGACATTTAATTTTGCTGCAAAGTTTGAACTTATCCTGTTCTGTTAATTGGGGAATTAGTATTTCTTTAAAATGTTCTGGTGTATCACAATGAGGAATTCCTCGTGGTGGTCCATTATAACCTGTTGCTAATATTTTATTGAAGTTGCTATCTGTGATAACAACTCCTATTTGTCTTGAATAGCAAGGATTATCTCTATTTCCGAAGAACTTTGCAAGTGATAAATATTTGTTAACAAACTTATTGTTTCGTTCAATATCAAGAAAAGACGACATGAAAATGCTCCTTACCTGATTAAATAGTAGCATGGACTTTAGCTTTATCAACTATGTTTCAAACAAAGATTTTGATTTACACGAAATTCGTGTTTCTTCTCTTGGTAAAGAGAGAAAGTCTACGAATATAATTCCTGTCGTATCTGATTTGACGGATTTAACAAGACGGTTTCTTGGAGATAAAGAATTTAGAACATATTTTTTAAATCCTGTTAAGAAAATTGATGATTATGTTTTAGGTTTTCAAAAATTATTCAAACTTATAATTGGACCTACAAAAAAAGCAGCTGTAGATACATTCAAGTCAATGAGAGATTACGCTACATGTAATGATGAAAAAGAAAAATCAAGATTAATGAAAGATTTTTTGACTAATGCAGAAGAACTAACAAAGCTGGTCATAATCAACCCTATTTTTACAATAGCACCAACAGAAGCTGCTTTTGTTATTTTTGCAGAAAAAATGGGTGTTAAACCAACATGGATGGATAAATTAGTCTTTGCATTTATCACTAAAATACCATATTATATTTATGTTTACATATTGCCAATGTTAGATACAATAAGCAAAAATTCTAATAATCCAAAAATAAAAGAAAAGACAAAAAGAATATCTGTAAAAATTAAAGAGTACATGCCAAAAACAGCTTTTGAAGATAAGATAGCAGCGTGATTGCCATCTTATCTTCACAATTAGCAAAAAATATAATCAATCAATTCTCAAAACCGCTAACACCTCTAATATCACCATGCAATTTATCCATCTCTTTACGCAACATATGTCCTCTTTGGTGAGCATCCTCCCTTGCTGCATTAAGCGCCTGAAGATGTGAGTACAACCTGTCTTTGATATACCTTGCATTAATTACCATTTGTTTAAGATTGATGCAATCAGGATCACCTTCTGCATACAATTCTGCTGTTTTATCAGACTTTCCATTTTCTTTATTTAACTTAAATTTATCAATAAACATCTGCTTGTATGAAAGTTCGCAAACTGAATGATAACGCATGGAATTAGCATGAGCACTGCCAATGTAATCAATTATGCCACCAACCTTTTCAAAGAAAAGATTCAATGTTGCATCTGTAAAACTAAGATCAGTTGTATCGATCTTCCAGTCAGTATCCTGAATCTTGATGTTCTCAATCATGAACTGCTCCTTTAGTCAATGACATCACTGTTAGTAGAAGGCTTACGCCTTTTCTTCTGCTTCGAGTCTTCTTGCACATTCTGATCTGGGGTTATCAGACCATATTCTTCAGCTTTTCGCTTGGCATTATTATGCATTACCGCTCTGTATTCCTCAACCTTAATTTCGTTAATATTCAAAACTTCTTTGTCATACTTGATCGTAAAATGAAATTTTGCATTTCCATTCCTGTGTTTGACAACAAATATTCTTCCCAGATTAGCACTAGCCTCTTCTGTAGTTTGATTAATACTCCATAAACCATCCAAAGGCTTGTACATGTCGTAGGATGTGCCAATATTACCTTCTTCAATAAACTCGCTTGACGACAACTCACTTGAAGATCTATTTGCCTGCATTGCCGTAAACACAATTATTTTCTTTTCACCAGCTAATCCACGCAAATCTCGTATCATGCGATATTTGCTTTCCCACGTTGGAATATTAGGCGTATCTCTCATTTCACCTGGATAATCAACAATAAGAACATCTGGTGTAAATCCGTACACTTCAAGTTGATTCATAAATGCACGAATGTCATTTACGTCAATTGAATTGGCAGGAAAATCTCTGATAACAAATCTGTTTTTATCATCGTGGTTAATGTTATTATATTCAATAAATTCTTTGATTTGAGCTTGATTGTCTTGCAATCCTCCAAATGCAAATCCTGAATATTGACTTGTAAATCTTTTACTGATAGAAACCCAATCCATTTCTACACTTATGAATAATACTTTGTATCCTTTTTTAATATTTTCAACAGCAGCTTTTACTAAGGCAAGACTTTTCCCTTTTCCAGCAAGTGCGATAAATGCGTAAATTTCTCCTCTACGACATCCACCACCACTAAGTGCTTCGTCAATGCTGAGGAAACCACTAGTAAAAGTACCTTCTCTAGTTGTTTCTTTGTTAAGTTCGGAAAAGAAATCATCAATTTTTTGGAAATATTCAAAACCAACATCAAAACTTTTATTGACGTTCATTACATTTCTGAAACGCTCAAATATAGTGTTCCAAGTTGCCTCTGAATCAGGGTCTTTTTTCATGTCCTTTTGTGATTCATCCATTGCAATTCTAAGACTTTGCATTTTGGCAAAAGTAACCAACTTATCAAGCAATATTTCTCTAGAGGCTGCATTTGCCATATGGTAATCATAAATTGAATCAAGTTCGGACTTGTAATAAAATTTAACAGCATCTGGTTTATCTTTATTTAATTCTTCAAGATAGTTTTCAACAATAAATCTGTCTGGTGTGGAACCTTGGTACTTTTCAGCTACTTTCAATACTATTTTGCATATATCAGCATGACACTCATTGGTAAAATATTCTGGTTTGATAAGATTTATACTTTGTGCAATAAAGTGTTTATCTGTTAACAAAATACCAACAAGTCTTCGTTGGAATGATTCATCCCAACGAAATTTCTGTTTATAGTTCTGCTTTTGCATCAACGAGTCAAGAATTTTGGCTTGTTCGTCGTTGATTTCTGTCACATTACTCTCCATTTGGTTTAACTCTTAGTAGAACAGAAATTCATGCTCTGACAAGGAAACTTGGCCAACTCTAATTTGTTTTTCCTTAGTAATCTTCTTCCCTATAAATCGACTTGCATTCCAGATAATTCTTTTGGCATAAATTTTGAATTTGTTGTTAATCATAACATGCAAGCTTTTCAACGGAATTTCTTCAACTGGAACGAATTTATTAGCCATCATTTCCAGTATTTCTTCTTGTTCTTCACCAAATTTGCGCTTATAAGCACCATGATGAGTTTTTCTACTCCACAGATGTTGTAAACTTTTGTTTATTTCTTCCCATATTGTTTCTTTGGGGACATATTGATCTAATTTCAAGAATACTGATTCGATCCAAGTTTGGCGTTTGTAATAACTACCTGCTCTAAGTACTGCCATTAACAGGTCTTGTTTGAAATCATCTATCTCATGTTGATGATTATTCTTGCTATTATTTTGCATTAACTGCCATGAAACAAAATAACATAGCTGACTAAACTCCTTTTCCAAAAGGACATATTCCTCAGAACTTATGGTGAAACTCTTGAATGTATTCATTGAAATTTCTCCTTAACAAAAATACTACTCTTAATTAAAACAAAGTCAAGATGATTTTGTAATTTTCGTCATTTCATTTAATTTTCGACCAACTTTACCTTCAGCAAATAGTAAAACATCAGGCGCTTGTTCAATTTTTTGTTCCAATAATTCCTTTATTTTGTAAAATTTATCCTTGATTTCATGTCTTTTAACCGAAAGACAATAAGCATCATGATTCATATAAAATACCCTATACCCAATTTTTGATGAATTTTCAATCAATCGATTTAAAATAATTTGATTAATAGTAGCACTAGGCGACTGAATTACAAAATTCTTCGCCTTAAATGCATCATTTGAATTAAAAAATCTGACTCTGCCAAAATAATCTGCAACTTTACCATCTGACTCTGCTTTTCTGTAAGCTTCGTCCATATAACCAAATGATGCACTAAAATTTGATCTGAGTGATTTTATATAACCTCTTGTTATTTCTAAACTTATGCCCATTTTGTCTGCGAGTGTTTGGGAAGATATACCGTAAATTACTGGTAAAAATATATCTTTTCCCATACTTCTGCTATTAGTTTCATCAATTCCAAGCACATATTTAGCAATTTGTTCATAAGGATCGTTATTTGAATTAACAACTGTGCTTAAGTTTGAATCTTTTGCTAATCCCGCCAATACACTAGCTTCCATAGATCTATAATCAAAATAAACAAATGCTTCATCTTCATATGGGTTAATCAATGAAATTCTTTTTTCTTCATCAATTGTGTTTGGATTATAACTCTTTGTTCCATAAGTTTTTGTGTTTAGTCTTCCGTTATCTTGTCCTTCTATGATGTAATTAGGAAATATTTTTTCAGCAGTATTATCATCAACGAGAAATTGATTCTCAATTTCAGGAATTGAAATACAAATTAACTTTTGAAAAATTGATTTATAGGTACTTATAATATTAGATGTAATGAAACTTTTGAAAGTTTC